AATACAGCACGATTCTGTATGGGCTAAGTACGATATAGATAATGATGGCACGGTTAGCGATGAAGAGCTAGAACGTGCCACTCAGATGATCGAATTAGACCTTAGAGAAGAAAAGCAAGACTCTCAACGCAGAATCGCTTGGGTTGCCATGTGTTCTATGGTTTTATATTCATTACTTCCCTTGATGCCGTTTGTTCCAGAGGACAGGCTTTCAACTCTTTCATCATTAAGTGATATGTTATTTCTCAGCCAAGCATCTATTATCGGATTATATTTTGGTGCTACGGCTTATATGTCTAGAAAGCCATAAGGTTTTCCAATGATATTTGAATCTATTGCAGCGGTAACGGCTGCGCTTAGTGCTGTTAATGGTCTTATCGGGCAAGTAAAAGAGTCGGGCGGTCACATAAATACCGTCCTTGACCGTATGCAAGCGATCAACTCAGGAATGCAAAGGCTTGAGATTGAAAAGCGCGAGTCGATGGTTCAGCCGCTTACACCGCAAGAGGCAATGAAATTATCTATGGCAAAGCAGCAAATGAATCGGTTCCACACCGAACTAAGAAACATGGCAATTTTGTCTAACGAACACGCAAAATTTGTCGATGAATACTTTAGGATTATGGAAGAGTCTAGACAGGCTCATGAGGCATCTGTTAAAGCAATTATTGCGAAAAAGAAAGCTAGAAAAAAATTACTTCAGGATATGTTCCTGTATTCTGTCGTAGGGATAATTGGACTGATGATATCAGCCATTGTAATCACCCTAGTGATTTTTGCATTTAAGCCGTAGGAGGAGCTATGGATGTAGGAGCAACAAATCCCGCCAACCAGATTTCTTGGAGGCAGGTAGCAGAACAGAAGTATCAAAGGTTGATGGATGACCTTCAGATTGAAGAACGTAAGCAGAAAGTTGAGCAATTAAATACTACACTCTACATTGCTAAAAATAACAAGATACAGCTTCAATCGGGGAAATCTCCGACCAACCTTAATATTCTGGTTTAGATATGGGATTTAAGCTGAGTGCAGGGTTAGGACTGGCTTTAGTGGTTTTAGCCGGGGCGTTTAAAATGTATTACGACAAGACACAAGCAGAAATCGAGGCGTTCCATTTGCAGTTAGAGCAGTCTATCCAGAACCAAAAGACCTTAGAAAGTACCATTGAGCAGCAAAACGACAATCTAAAGCAAGCTGTTGAGAATCAAGAGATGATGATGAGTCAGGTTGAAAGGCTTACAAAAGAAAATATGGTGGCCCAAAACGAGGTAACCGATATCAGAAAAAAGTTTTCAAAGCATTCTATGGATGTGTTGTCCATCAGAAAGCCCAAGCTAATAGAGAATATTATCAATCGCGGTACGAAGTCAGTACTCAATGATCTTAAAGTTATTACCGATGAGACTCAGTTTGATGAAAATACTGATATTCCTAGTACTTCTGCTAGTTAGCGGTTGTTCTCTTCTTGGTTCAAAGCGGGATATCCCTCAAGTTAAGCCAGTAGAAGTTGTTACAATTGCCAAGAAAGCTCCGGTTTATCATCCGCCTTTACCGAACCAGATAGATCCTGTTCCCGTTGAATGGACAGTGTTAAACCCAGAGCTGATGCAAGAGTATCTAGACGATTTAGAAGATGGTAATGCTCCAACTAATGCTTGGTATTCTTTGACGACAAAGGGATACGAAAACCTTTCCACTAACATGGCAGAGGTTAAGAGGTATCTAAGACAGGTAATTAGCATATTAAAATATTACCGAGAAATAGATAATAAGGAACAAGATGAAGATAAGTGAAGACGGATTAGAGCTTATAAAGAAATTTGAAGGATGCGAGACTTCCGCATACCAAGACAGTGTTGGTGTTTGGACGATAGGATTTGGTCATACCAAAGGTGTTGAGGAGGGTCAAACTTGCTCAATAGAAGACGCAGAGACAATGCTTGCAGATGAGATGGATGAGTATGAAGGTTATATTAACGATATGGTGAGAGTTGACCTTCAGCAGCATGAGTTTGATTCCTTAGTTGCGTGGGTTTACAACCTTGGCCCAACCAATTTAAGAGAAAGTACTATGTTAAAAGTTCTTAATGGTGGTCAGTTTGATCGAGTTCCAGATGAGATGAATCGCTGGAACCGTGCTGGCGGGGAAGTTCTTGAAGGCTTGGTTAGAAGAAGGCAAGCGGAGTCATTAATGTTTCAGAATTTAGATTGGAGGCAGGTTTAATGGCAGTTTATACCGGTAATCCTTTTGGAGGGTTTGGTGGTTTTGGCGGAGGTTTTTCTCCGATGAGAAATCCTAGAATGCCTAGACCAATGCCTAGACCAATGAATAGACCTCCAATGAATCAGTATCAAATGCCCCCAATGAACCAAATGCCTAGGCGTATGCCGGGAGGCCCAAGCAAGGGCGGAACAACCTCTATACCTGTACGACCTAGCAGAGGAGGCGCTCCTTGGGGCGGCTACAATCCAAATTCTGGGTTCCCCGGAGGGCCGGGAAAGGCTAGAAATAGAGGCCAATCAAGAGGCGGGTCTTGGTTTAATAGAGGAAGAGGAATGCCCGGAGGGCCGGGGAAGGGAAGATCGCAAGATCCTTTTCGTAGGCAAACAATGCAGCCTCAACCGTTTTTTGGAAACAATCCTCCTGCAAGACAGCCTCAACCAATTTATGGAAACAATCCTCCTCAACCAGACCTAACTGGTACAGACCTAGCTGGTAGTGGTGAAGGCGGGTATGGTGGAGGTAATATTGAGGGTGGGTATCAGCAGCTTCCTATACCAACTCGTCCAAACTTTGATCAGATTATGCCTAACGTTAGTGGCCCCGCTGTTCCTCAAAAAAGGTCACAAGGCCCAATGAATATGCCTCAGCCACCCGGATTTAACCAAATGCCTAATGTTCCTCCTACAGCACCTCCAACAACAGGACAAATGAGACTGGGTGGTAATTTTCAATTTAATCAGCCTCAACCATTTGGTCAGTTTATACCTCCTATGCCTCAACCTATTATGCGTACTGGTCGCAGGTTTTATGGCGGCGGTATAGCGGATCTTTATCCTAGATAATGGCTTTAACCAAGATACAATTTGCCCCCGGCGTTAACAAAGAGGGAACTGAATACACAGCCGATGCTGGGTGGTTTAATTCAGACAAGATCAGGTTTAGAAAAGGTCGTCCTGAGAAAATTGGTGGCTGGGCTAAATATTCTGCGAATGCTTTTCTTGGAGTATGCCGATCACTACATGACTGGGCTGCTTTAGATTCTATACGGTATATTGGTCTTGGAACTCATTTAAAGTTTTATGTTTCTCAAGGAACAAGCTTCCATGACGTTACTCCATTAAGATCTACTACCTCTGCTGGGGATGTGACGTTTTCAGCAACTAACGGTAGCTCAACAATAACAGCGACAGATACTTCTCACGGCGCTAATGTTAATGATTTTGTGACTTTTTCTGGCTCTTCCTCTTTAGGTGGAAATGTAACAGCCGCTGTTCTTAATCAGGAATATCAGATAGCTTCTGTGCCTACTGCGAATACCTTTACATTTACCGCAAAAGATTCGGATGGAGATGAGGTTACCGCAAACGCAAGCGATAGCGGCAATGGTGGGTCTAGTGTTGTTGGCGCATACCAGATAAATGTTGGCCTTAATACATTTGTAGAGGGTACTGGATGGGGCGCTGGCACATGGGGTTCTGGCACGTTTGGCAGTAGTAGTGCTATTGGCTCTGGGAACCAGTTAAGGCTTTATAGTCAAGATAACTTTGGCGAAGATTTAATACTAAATGTTAGAGGCGGCGGTGTTTATTATTGGGATGAATCGGCAGGAACATCAACAAGGGCTGTAGATATAAGCACTCTTAGCGGCGCTTCTAATACACCTACAGTTGCTCTCCAGACATTAGTATCTGATGTCGATCAGCACGTTATTTGTTTTGGCGTAAACGCAATAGGATCAAGCAATATAGATCCTTTATTTATAAGGTGGTCTGACCAAGAGAGTGCTGCTGACTGGACTCCAACGTCAACTAATACCTCTGGCGGCGCAAGAATAAACTCTGGGTCAAAAATTGTTGGTGCAGTACAGGCAAGACAGGAAATTTTGGTGTTTACTGATACAAGCCTTCACAGTATGCGTTTTGTTGGGTCTCCTTTTATATTTCAGTTTACAACATTAAGCACCGACATATCGATGATATCGCCTAATGCGGCAGTGAATGCTAGAGGCGTTGTCTATTTTATGGATAAGGGTAATTTTTATACCTATAACGGCGCGGTTCAGCCGTTGCAGTGTAGTGTTTTGGACTATGTATTTAGTAATTTGAATTTGGGTCAAGCCTACAAGGTCTTTGCTGCTGAAAATAACGCGCACTCAGAGGTAAGCTGGTTTTACCCGATAGGCTCTGATGATACTGAGATCACGAATTATGTTACTTATAACTATGCAGAAAATCTTTGGTCTGTAGGAACACTGGCAAGAGGAGCTTGGCTAGGTGCGGCAACAAGAGATAATCCGTTAGGAACGTCAATTATTACTACATCTAATGAAAATTATTTGTATAACCATGAAACAGGATATGACGCAGACGGATCTGGAATGACTGCATATGTTGAGTCTGGAGATCTTGAGCTTAGTGATGGCGAAGTCTTCACCTTCATCAGTCGAATTATTCCAGACTTTAACTTTAGTGGAAATTCTGATGATGCTTCTTTAGATATCACTCTTAAAGGCAGCAACTTCCCTCTAGAAGATGCCTCAACACTTTCCACATCAACGATTACTAATAGCAGCACACAGGCTTATGTAAGAACAAGAGCTAGGCATTCAATCGTAAGACTTGAAAGTACTGGAACTGGTTTTGGTTGGAGACTGGGTGATATAAGATTGGATATGAGAACAGACGGTAGAAGATAATGGCATCACAAAGGCAAGATCCGCTTCCTATTGCTCCAGATCAATATGACGTTTTAAATGAACGCCTTAATAGAAGAACAATTGAGCTTGTTTTCCAGACAATAGAAAACGATGTTCAACTAGCTAAGACGCAAGGAGACAAAGACGGCTCTTTGGCTATGCGACGATTTCAGTTTCTTTTGATGGGTGCCTCTTGACCGACGTAATTAAAGTATTAGGTCAGGTTGCCCCTTCTGCTACAACAGCAACTACGCTATATACAGTTCCAGACTTAACGCTAACCACGGTTAGTTCTTTGGTCGTCTGTAATCGTAGTGGCTCTGGCGTAACCTACAGGGTTTCTGTAAGGGTTGCTGGTGCCAGTGCAGATAATAAGCAGTATTTATTTTACGACAAAGCCTTGGCCGCCAATGTAACGGACTCTCATGTAATCGGTATAACATTAAACCAAGCAGATGTAGTCACAGTTTATGGCAGTGATGGCAATTTAACATTCAACCTATTTGGGGTGGAAACAAGCTAATGCCTAATAAAAAAAGAAGGCCAAAAAACCCTAAAAAAATAAA